TGCCGGAAAAGGACAGACCAATAAAACCCGTAAGAAGACCATCTCCACTAAATAACGCTCAGAGAAGAGCGAGAAGAGAGTTACGAGAGCAAGAAGAGGAAGAAGCTTTAGAAGAGAGAGAGAACGGAAGCTATTTTTCTAGGTTAGGGAAAATAAGTCTTTTCGGTGGTAAAAAGAAATATAGAAAATCAAGAAAATCAAGAAAATCTAAGAAATCTAAGAAATTCAGAAAATCCAGAAGAACACACTAATCGTAATATAATTTAAAATTGAATTATTATTTTGAATACTAATTTTATTCAAAATAAATAAAATGATGATTATGAAAATTGAAAATTTGGTTCCTGGAACCGTGGTAAAAAGACCATCGAAAAAAATTAAATCTCCATACGTAGCTGATGTAAATATTAATAATACCGAGTTTTTAGCTCATACTGCCTCACTTGGATGTTGTGGGTTATGCGATACAGGAGCATCTATTTTATTAGCACCATTAAATAATACTTCTAAGAAAAGTAAAAAATCTAAAAACTCTGAAAATGAAAATGAAAATGAAATATTAGAACCTGTAAAATGTGTATATAGCGCTCAATTATCTGTCATTATTGAAAAAGGCAATGAAATAATTATTGGTATTCATCCTAAATTAGCTGAACAATTGGTTGAAAATTGTCTCATTAAAAACTATTTATCCATTTTAAAAGATTGTAAAAAATATAGGAGAGAAACTGTCCTATTTGTTGAAAACAAAGTTGATTCGCGATTTGACTTTACTGGAATGGATAAAAATAATATTCCCTTCATTATGGAAGTGAAAAATGTGCCATTGGCCGATTATGAAGACCTTTGCGCGAAAGACCGAAAGAAAATGTGTTATGATGAACGACTCTACGATTCTAAAATCGCGTATTTTCCAGACGGATATAGGAAAAAGTCTTCTGAACCTGTAAGCCCTCGTGCTCTAAAGCATATTCGTGAATTAACACTAATAAAAAAAGAATCAATTACTCGTTGTATAATGTGCTATGTTATACAACGAACCGATGTGGACCGTTTTCAGCCGTCCATTATAGACCCTGAATATAGACAAGCTTTTAAAGAGGCGGTTGAAGCTGGTGTAGAAATAATCACTCTTGTCGTTAAATGGACACGTGATGGTGAGGCATATTTTGTGAAGGATGATCTTCTTATAGTGCCGTTTTAGAAATATATTAGATAAAAGACACGATAATATTGTTTACATCGGAAACTAATTTTGTTTTTTCCAATTCCTTCAATATACGCAACTTTTGTATTTCAATGTATTTTTTAATAATTTTTTCTATGTTATTAAATCCATTGTTTGCTCGTAATACACTCCCATATTCGAATGAATTACAATAATAACCATCGGAGTTGTTCTGTATATCTCGTACTTTTTGTAATAATTCGGGTGTTATTTCGTCATCAGGATTTAACCTAAGCTGACCGCCTAGGTAATATTTACCTTTAGCCCACGAACTTTTGCTATCATCTAAATAGGATTGTATAATGGATTTTTCGGATTCACTGACATTGTATATTGTCTTCTCGGCTTCATTTTGCGGAACAAATTCACTTAATTGTATTAAAGACGGGTTCATAATTTGATATATATAATTATATTAGTTTCTTTTATTTATTTCAATTTTTTTGTCTCTTCTTATGAGTCTTTTTATAAGTCTTCTTATAAGACTTCTTACTCTTGCTTCGCTTACCAAATGCTGTAGATTTATTAGTAAATGATTGCTCTAGATTATAAATAACATTTGTTAAACTTTGAGGCATTATACCTATTGAACAAGCACGACAAGTAAAATCCATTATATTTGCGTAACTTACATTTAATAGTATAAATAAATCATATATTTGTTCTAATGTTAAATCCATAATGCGGTCTTGGCTTCCTTTAAAACCGAGTATTTTATATGCTTGTTCTGCCATTTTAGGCATTCCCAATATATTTTTAAAAATATATTTGACACCATCTTTATAAATCAAATTAAAATTAATTGTATCTGTTTTTCCATAATCCGATGGACTGAATAATTTTTCATAACTTACTTCACCTTTTTTATTTGTTTTTTTAATTCTAATATCGGCAATATGAACACCTAATGTTTTGTAACCAACATCATATCTATTTTTTTCTTTTGGTGAATGTTCATAAAAACTGAATGTCTTATTTGCTAAGTAAGCGCTTAAATTAGATGCTCTTTCAATATTTTCAAAAATAGTGAATTTGTCAAACCGTTGCCCTAGAGATTTTTGTTTATGTAGTGCTAAATTATATAAAATATCTTTTTGGTATTCAAAACGTGAATCTTCGGCATAATCTCTAAGAATTGAATGTGTTTCATTTTTGGGTATTCTAGAAAAACGGTGGGTTATGTCTTTAATTATTTCTGGGTTTGAAGCAAGACTTCCTAATGAGTTTACATCGGGAACGCCCGCCCTACTATAAACACGCACATTGTCTCTAAAATATCTGGAAATAGGAGATGTAGTAGGCCATAGTTTTGTTAATTCTTCGCAACCGTGACCTAAAATCACTAGCGAGAGAATTATTTCGTCTTTTTCTAAAGAACTTTCAGCATCATTAATTACAGATTCTGCGATTGTATCTAAAAGTGATTCAGCATTATTTATGACTTTTTCTTCTGTTTTTTCTAATTCTTTTACTTCTGCCTTTGTTAATTCTTTTTCTTCTCTTTTTACATTGGGTTTTTGATTTGCTCTAATAATATCAAGACTATCTACGTATCTCTTAACATATTTTTCTTTCTTCCCTTTCTCTCTTACTATGTCACTAAAATCTATATTTGAATCAACTAATTCTGTTTTGATTTGTGATATTGTTTTTCTATTTGTTTCACTAAAAATATTATCCATTATATAATTAAATTCTATATTATACAAATAAAATATTATTTAACAGTCTAAAATCTTATACAATTCAATATCATTTGTCTCCATTATATTTTCAAGGGATTTCACATTTGACGAAGCACTTTTATCATTTGTTAAAAATGTTATTAAATCTAACACTACCTTGATTTTTTCCTGTGACCAATAATTAAACAATTCTTCGAGTAATTCTTTTGTATATAAACTGGTCATTCCGTCTTTATTGAAAATGGATTCATTGTATGTTTGTTCAACGTGATTTGTAATGATTACATTAAAATAGTTCAAGGTTAAAGAAATAATCGAATTTGTCTTGTATGTTTCTATTAATCTTTTGATGCCATTTTGCGCACATGTGAAAAGGTTTTTAATTCGTGGTGTGTTTTTCACAAACTCTTTGGATAAAAACTGTTTACACGCAAGTTCGATTGGATTATACATATATTGTAAATCCGTCTTGTTTGTCTTGAAAAACACACGACATAATGCCTGAAATGGTCCAGGTTCTTGAAAATACATTATATTTTTGCTTATTAGTATTTTAGTTCCTACTGGTTTATTGCCTATAATGGCTAATTTAATTATGACGGATAAGGGGTCTAATACAAATGTTTTTAGATTTATTTGATTATTATTATCTGGTAATGTTTCGTTCATATTTATAATTATATAAACGAAATATTTTTAAATATTATTTTAAATATTTATAAAATTAGTATAAAAATATTATATTATTAATAAATAATAAAATGATAGAAATTAAGGGTTTAACAAAGATTGAATTGAAACAATTGCTTATTAAGTATCAAAAAGAAATAGTTGATATTGATGAAAAAGGTATTTATTCTTTAAGTTATTACTATTATGATGAAGGGGCTAAACGGCAACAAATCGTAGCTTTAGTGAGTGATATTCAAATAGAAATTATGTATAGAGAAGATGATGAGAAACGAGATAAATACAGGACTATGAGAGAAAGAGACCCGTTGAAATATGGACGAAAAAAAATATTAGAAAATTATAAATAATTAATATCCCAATATTTATTTTGTATAACGATTTACGATTTCAAGCTTTCCAGAAATTCGTCAACTAATTGTTGAGGTATTTTATTAAAATCCACCAAAGTTTCGTTCAACTTATACAAATCATACGCATTTTCGGTTTTCATTTTTTCGTCAAAATACGCACGGTTTTCATAGCATTTTAGTGCTGTTTTCGGTCCGCATTTCTTTAATACCGACTTAATATTGTCGCTAATGTCGCCCATCACTATTTTACAAAATAGGTCGCATTCTGGGTTCCCTGTACTGCTCTTCTGGTCTGTCAGCTTCTTATATGCTAAGCTAAATATTTGTACATTAGGTCGAGCCAATTGTAAATAATCCTTGTCACTAGTTATAATATAAATTTGCGCATCTGGATAATTATTTAATACGTGTTTTACTGAAATGGCAATACAATCATCGGCTTCTAAATGCGGATGCTTTAAAACTGCTTTAGCACCGCCTTTTCCAAATAGGTTGTCCTCATATGCCATTTTGAAGAATGGACCGCCCATGAATCCATCTTCTTTAACTCGTGTTCCCTTGTATTCAGGAAATAACTTTGTTCGCCATATTTGTTCTCTCTTACAGTCTTTACCAACAATTATAATAGGTTTGAATTTATCTTTATGTAGTCCCAATTTTTTGGGTATTTCTTCCACGTTGTCAATAAATGTCTTTATGAATTTATCAACAAACTTTTGACATTGAAAAGGGTCAACAAGTGGCTCTTCAGGATATGCGTTTTTCCACCAATTCAGAAGCGAATGGTATCTATAAAAGCAAAAGTAACTGCCGTCAATAAAGATAAAAGTAGGGGGAATGTTTGAAGTATTAAGTGCCATTTTGTTATTATTTGTAAGTTTAAAATATTTTGTTTAATTACTTTCAATTTTATTAGTTTATACCTTCGGTAGTATTTTATGTATGTATATATATAAAATGGCACAAATTACTGATTTAAGATATAAAATTTTAACAATTGCCGATTTATCAGGTGTAGATTTATCAGGTGTGGATTTAACAGGGTCTGATTTATCAGGTGTGGATTTATCAGGTGTGAATTTAACAGGAGCGAATTTAACCGGTGCGATTTTATCAGGTTTGAATTTAACAGGTGTGAATTTATCAGGTGTGAATTTATCAGTTGCGATTTTATCAGGTGTGAATTTAACAGGTGTGAATTTAACAGGTGTGAATTTAACCGGTGTGAATTTAACAAATGCGATTTTAACAAATGCGATTTTAACAAATGCGAAATTAACAGATGCGATTTTAACAAATGCTAAATTAACAGGTGCGAAATTAACAGTTGCTGATTTTGCGGGTGCTGATTTTGCGGGTGTTGATTTTGCGGGTGCTGATTTAACAGCTGATTTAACAACAGATTTTGCAGATGATGAATTAGTTATTTTTCCAGATCCTGTTTTTGCAGGTCTTAAGTTAAGAGGAGATTTTTCAGGTGCGAATTTTACAGATGCTGATTTAACAGATGTGCAATTAACAAGTCATGATTTAACAGATTTTTATAGAAGTGCTAATTTTATAGGTGCTAATTTAACGCGTGTGAATTTAACAGGTGCCGATTTTAGAGGTGCGATTTTAGCGCGCACGAATTTAACAGATGCGAATTTAATAAGTGCGATTTTAACAGATGCTATTTTAATACGTGCTAATTTAACAAATGCGAATTTAACAGGTGCGAATTTAACAGGTGCGAATTTAACAAGTGTCAAATTAAGAGATGCAAATTTAACAGATGCGAATTTAACAAATGCGAATTTATTCGGAGCAAGTTTACTAACTGCTAATTTAACAGGTACGATTTTAACAAATGCGGATTTATTCAATGTTAATTTAATAGGTGCAAATTTAACAAATGCGAATTTAACAAATGCGAATTTAACAACTGTCTATTTAACAGGTGCTAATTTAACAGGTGCAAATTTAACAGGTGCTAATTTAACAGGTGCGTATTTAATAGGTGCAAATTTAACAAATGCGAATTTAACAAATGCCGTTATAACAAATGCTGATTTAACAGATACAATCGGTGCCGATTTAACAGGGACAATAATCGGTCCGGATTTAACAGATTCAGTCGGTCCGGAATTAACAGATACAACCGGTACATCAACGTAATGAAATAAATATATAACACGAATTAAGCAATATAAAATAAAAACTTATAAAATTTTATAAGTTTTTAAAAAAATTGAAATTTATTTCGGGAAAATGTTGGAATGTATATTTTAATAAAATGAATCCTGCTCAAGCAACTAAAACTAGTACTAAGACACAAAGTGAGAAAATGTCTAAGAAAGCCATTAAAAAACCCAAATTAATTATAGAGGATGACGAAGACGAAGTCAACTTTGTCAATCAGATCACGCGCAAGGATGTATTGGTAAATATGCTAAAGAACACGAGCTTAACCGGTCAGAAAATGTTTGAGTTAATAATAACCGACAACAACGATAAGGATACTAGTCCGACGCGTCAAGGGTGGATCTACGAAACCCTCTGGCAAATCGTAATAATACTAAAGTGTGTAAACGGTATTAATTACACGCAAATTCTAGATGGTAAGTTAGATAACCTTAGAGAATTAAAAAACATAAATAATTTATTAAAAATTAAGATTGCCGGAGGAGGTGATAATATAACTGATATTACAATTAAGAACGGAGAAACATTTATTCCATTTTCGATTAAATACAAGGATGGCTTCAAAGAAACAGATGTTACAAAGATTGATAGTACAATTAAGACCCATCAAAAGATTACGGAATACAAAATTGGTCTTATTACTAAGAACAAAGAAATAGTAAAAAAACACAAATTCAAAAATGACACGAATATCGATAAGATCATATTAGATTCAATAAGTGAGAACAATTTACTCTTTGACCAATCCGACCTTATTAAAGCATTGGATGTGTTTCGCACCCGCGTTCCCGTAAATATTTTGGAAGTTGACGACTTTATTGATTATGTAAATGCTGAATATCTATTTTCGTCAAGGAAACAACTTGTTTTAAAACTTCATCAAAAAATGACGGAAATTAAGTTTAAAAATTCGTTTTTGAAAAACAAGCACAAAATCTGGTGTATTTCGCACAAGCCAAGAAGCGGTAAAAGCATCACTATTTTAACAATATGTAATTACTTGTTAAAAAATGAACTAAGTAAGATTTTAATAATGACATCTGTACCGGCTACAATTGAAGATTTCGTAAATGATATGGAAAATTACGTTGATTTTAAAAAGATTAATTATAAAAGACAAGAAGAATTTGGCACGATTGATGAATCATTCAATGGAATTGTATTCTGTAGCGTTCAGTTTTTAAAGACTGATGGTAAAATCTCGAAAAAGGAACAGTTGAAAAAAATCGGGTTCGATTTAATTATTACCGATGAATGTCATCTAGGCGGGTCGACAGATAAGACAAAATCTGAAATAATCGATGTAGACGGCGATATTGAAGACATAAGGAAAAATATTAAACTAACCATATTTGCTTCCGGAACAGCAAGCAAAACTATTAAATATTACGGAATTAAAAGCGCAAATGTATTTGAGTGGGAAATTATGGATGAAGGTCATATGAAAGAATTGTTAAGATCGAATGCTTTGAATGACAATATAATCGAGTTCATGGTTAAGAGACATGGTCCAGTATTTATGGAGTGTTTGGAAAATGAAACATTAGATAAAGATTACTCCAAGCATCCTGCGCAAATATTAATAAAACACAGCATCGACCCGGAATTAATTAAAAAAATAAAGAACTATAATGAAAAACATGGCACTGTTTTTGGATATAGTAGCAGTTCTTTATTTGCGCAAAGTAAAAGTAAAAAATCTGAACCGGAAAAAGACAAAAATGGAAAGGTCGTTAAAACAAAAGATGGAAATGATTATTATGAATATAAGTATGACGAGGAGTTTGAGTTGGCAAAAACAGAGGACGGTCGTGACATATTGAACTGGTTCTTTGATTGTATAATTTCAAATAACAAAATGAAGGGCTCAAATAACCCGGAACATAAAACGATTATGAAAAAAATAGAAGAGGTGCAGTTTGCGAATAAATCAAGACAAAGTACTAAGCAGAATCCGTTGTTATTTATTATATATCTTCCAACTCATACCGGTAATAACACGATCGCTGGTTTACAAAAAACGTTTAAGAGTTATTTGGAGAGCCAAAAATTGTGGGGTGATTATAATATTGAGTATTCTAATTCCATTGAAGATTCTGGCACCATAGCAGAAGAGTATAACGAGAGTATTAAATCGATGATGACAAGGACAAAGGAAAATAATAAAAGAGGTTGTATTTTACTATTGGGAAACAAAGGCACTGTTGGGATTACATATAATGATTGTGATGTTACGATATCATTAGATGATGGTCATAATTTGGACAACCAGAAACAACGATTTTCGAGGTCGTTAACATCGGCAAATGGTAAAACAATCGGAATTAATGTTGATATGAATGTCCAGAGAACATATTTATATTTACTGGATATTATCCATAAACATCGTAAAATTACGCAAACCACAAAAACAAATGCTGAAATTTTACATTATTTATTTGAGCATAATATATTCTTGTTTAACCCCAACGAATTTAATAATGGCAAGATGACCACAGTCGACATTCTATCTTACTATCAAAGAGAAGCAGAAAATATAATAAAGGAAATTGACGATAGTCCCTTATTAGACGATTTAAGTTGTGAGGATGATATGCGCGATATATTAACAAATATGATAGTTGATTTGAAAAAAACACAAAAACAAGCCAGTTCTGATTTAGAAGGTGATCAACAAGATTGTCCTAAGGGAGAAAAAACAAAGTTTGAAGTAGATGCTCCTTATGTTGATCCCGATTTAGAAGAAGAAGATACTGAGAAAGAAGAAGAAATTACTGAAAACGAAGTTTTATTAATAAACAAAACACTTGAATTGTGTAAATATTTTATCCCATATTTGGCTTTGATTTCGAAATCATTTAAGATTTTCGATTTTAAAGAAATATTAGTATCTGAAAGAACAAAGCATCTAGTTATTTCATTTTTAGAATATAAAAAAATTGAAATAAATACAAATAATTATAGTATTATAATAAATATAATGAACACAATTATTGATAATAATGACGAGATTATTAATAACATTCGCGAGATTTATAGCATAGCTCCTGCCGAAAAGTTGCGTGTTTTGATAGAAAAACATTTTAAGCCTACGAATGATGAAAAAAAACAAAACGCAGAAGTCTCAACCCCTGTTGTATTGGTTGATGATATGCTAAACTCACAGCCAGTAGAATTTTATACAAAACCTCAAAAAGTATTAGAGCCATGTTGTGGTAAAGGACAAATTGTTCTTGGTATATTTGATAAATTCTATAAGGGTCTTGAAAAATTGTATCCAGATGAAATTGAAAGATGTCGTGTTATTATGACAGAGTGTATTTATTACGCTGATTTAACACCATTAAATGTTTTCATCACAACAGAAATTTTGAAATGTCATATTCAAAGCTGTTGTGGCTTAGATGAGTTGGATTTTGAATTTAATTCTAATACCGGTAACACACTAGATTTGAATATTAAAACTAAGTGGAATATTGAGGGGTTTAATGCCGTTATTGGAAATCCGCCGTATAATTCAAGTGGAGACACAGCTACAGGAAATACTATTTGGCAGGATTTCACAAAAAAGGCTCTTAACGAATGGTTATTGCCAAATGGTTATTTATTATTCGTTCATCCTCCAGGTTGGAGAAAGCCTAATACTGACAGAGGAAAATTTACCAAAATGTTTGATTTAATGACAAAGCAAAATCAAATGATTTATTTGGAAATACATGGTATTAAAGATGGACAAAAAATATTTAATTGTGGAACAAGATATGATTGGTATTTAATTGAAAAAACACCTCAATACAAAAATACAATTATTACCGACGAAGATGGAACACGAAATGAAATTAATCTAAGTGAATTGTCTTGGTTGCCTAATTCAAATATTTTAGAAATTAACAAAATAATAGCCAAAGATGATAGCGAAAGATGCCCTATAATACAAAGTATGTCTGCTTATGAACCACGAAAAAAATGGATGTCAGCAAAAGAAACAGAAGAGTTTAAATATCCATGTGTTCATTCTACACCTAAAAGCGGTACTAGATATATGTATAGTAAAGTAAATGATAGAGGACATTTTGGAGTATCAAAAGTAATATTTGGCGATAGTGGAATATATAAACCTGTTATTGATATGGAGGGAAAATATGGAATGACACAACATTCTATGGCAATACAAGCTGATAATTTAGAAGAAGCAACTAATATTAGTAAAGTTATTCAAAGTGATAAATTTGATAAAATTATTCAAAGTTGTTTATACTCATCATATGCTATAGATTGGAATATTTTCAAAGAATTTAAGAAGGATTTTTGGAAGGTGTTTGTATAAATAATAATAAATAATAATAATAGTAAAAAATAATAATAAAAAATAATAAATAATAATAAATAATAGAAAAAATAATAGTAAAAATAAAATATTGATTGTATTTTATTTTTTTTTAAAATTCAATAAATTCTTTAAAATTGATAATAATTTAGGAAGTTTTATAAAAATCTTATAATTATTTTAAAATTTATAATATAAAAATAAGATATTATACAATAGTATGCCAAAAATAGAAATTGATTATTCTAATACAATTATTTATAAAATTACTTGCAAAGATTCAATTGTTAATGATGTATATGTAGGTCATACAACTAATTTTGTTCAAAGAAAACACTCTCATAAACAAAGTTGCATTAATGATAAATCTCCTAATCATAATTGTAAGTTATATGAAGTTATTCGAAATAATGGTGGATGGAATAACTGGAAAATGGAAATAATAAATTTTTTTAATTGTCAAGACCATTATGAAGCAAGACAAAAAGAACAAGAATATTTTATATCTTTAAACGCAACATTGAATAGCATTGAACCAATGCCAAAACCTAAAATTAAACCCAACGAAGTTAAAGAAAATAAAGAAATACCAATATTTTACTGTGAAATATGTAATATACAATGTAATAATTCAATTTTATTAGAATTACATAAAAACACAAAAAAACACAAAAAATTAAGTAAACAAAAGGAAGGAGAAACAATTTCCTCAATCGACAGCAATATAAAACCCTCTAAAAACCATATTAATTATATTTGTGAAACTTGCGACTTTAATACATGTAACAAAAAAGATCTCAATAGACACAATATAACCAAAAAACATTTATTACTAACAAATCCTACAGTAAATACCCAAAAACCCCAATTATACACATGTAATTGTGGAAAATCATATAAACACTCTTCTTCGTTATGTGCGCACAAAAAAAAGTGCATTAATACAGAGAAAGGAATTAATAACGATTATAAAAATACACAACAAATAACACCTTCTGAACAAACTGATAAAGAATTAATATTATTATTGTTAAAACAAAATAATGAACTACAAAATAAAGTATTAGAAATTTGTAAAAAAATTAATCTATAAAATTCTTTAAGTTACTTTGAGAATTTATTATATTTTTAACATATGTTTTTCAAAAGTCGGTGGACCAAACAAAAAATGGACAAAAATAAATGTCCATTTTTACAAAAGTCAAAAGGTCTTGGGAAAATCCATCGATGAGACCATAAAATTTTTTAGCGTCTCACAACCTTTTCCAAATTTTTCAATTTGTGACGATAAACTTTTTTTATTTTATATATATATTTAAAAATAAATATAAAATTATTTTCTGTATTTATTTTATATGAAACAAAGTGAAACAAATTTAGGAGAAAAAGAGAAAAAAGGAGAAAACTTATATCACTGTTTATTTTGTAACTATAAATGCTCTGTAAAATTCTCATATGAGCGACATTTACTTACACCTAAACATATAAATAAGGTAAATGAAACAAATGAAACAAAAAATGAAACAACAAAAGAGAAAAAAGAGAAACAAGAGAAACAAGTTGTTTGCGAATGTGGTCTAGTTTTTAATAGTAGAACAACATTATGGAGACATAAAAAAACGTGTAATAAAATAACAATCACAGATTCAAATATAGAATCAATGGATAAAGACGAAATAATTATAATGCTTATTAAACAAAATTCTGAATTAATAAAAGAAACATCTGAATTTAAAAACACAATGATGAAGGTCATTGAAAATGGAAGTCATAATTCAATTAATAATAATAACACTATTAACAGTCACAACAAGACATTTAACCTCCAATTTTTCTTAAATGAAACGTGTAAAAACGCAATGAACATAACCGATTTTGTCGAGTCAATTAAACTTCAATTATCCGATTTAGAAAATGTGGCAAAAATCGGATATGTCGAAGGAATTTCTAAAATCATTATTAAAAACTTAAATGCCCTTGACGTGACTGAACGCCCTGTTCATTGTAGCGATTCAAAACGCGACACAATGTATGTAAAAGACGAAGATAAATGGGAAAAGGAAAGTGAAAATAACCACAAAGTATTAAAAGCCATTGAAGACATTGCTAATAAAAACAGTAAGATGGTTAAAGAATGGAAAAGCAAGAATCCAGAATGCTCCAGTAGCAAGTCACATAAAGCCGACGTATATTCGCACATCATGATTGAAGCAGTTTGTTCAAATAATGATGCTAATAACTCAAAAATCCTTAAAAAGATTGCGAAAGAAGTCACAATTGATAAGAATATGTAAAACAAAACAAAATTTCTAACCTAATTATCTTCATTCAAAATAATATTTGTATGAAATAATTCATTAATTACCTTATTTGCCAACGGTAAATAGTCATTTTTACACAGCTTATTTGTCACACCATGAGCCATTGTTAACGCAAGTTGAATTTTAAGTAAATTGTCACTAGGTCGTATTCCTAATTTTACCATATTATTACTATTAATATAATTATTTAAATTATATATAAAGTCATACATTTGTATATGTGTTACGCTCTTTGACACATTCATAGAGTCATTAATAATATTAGACAACATATCAATAATACTATCATAATGCTCTTTGGGTAAATTTTCGATTATTTCTAACGGCTCAATTAAACCACTGTTAAATATTTGAATAGCAATTTCACGTGGCGGAGTAGAAAACGCATCCACTAAAACCGCTAAAAACTTTTTCTTGAACTCTTGATTCAATTCATAAATAATACCGAAATCGAGTAATCCGATTTTATGCTTATGAGTAGGACTTTCATCATCTTTAATAAACAATATATTTCCACTATGAAGGTCGCCGTGTGAAATGCCGTGAATAAATGTAGATACAAATCCGAATTTTAAAACTTGCTTTGCGAATTCCTCTAAATCTTCTTCTTTAACATTTGAAGTAGTCACACCATTTATGTATTCCATCATAATTACATTTGGATATTTATCTGTAATCTCTAGAACAGGATTCGGAACAACCACATATTTCAGATTCTTACAATTATCCCGTATTTTAACAATATTTTCTACTTCTTGTTTGAAATCTGTTTGCTGTTGAATAATACTAATATTTTTATTAATTAAATCAGGGATTTTATAATTCTCAAAAAAAGGTATATATGATAAGATGTAGACAAAAAATAATAGTTTCTCTATTGCTTCATCTAAAGTGGCATTTATATTTTTACGCTTCAATTTAATAATTAGAGGTTCATTCGTTTTTGTATCTGTGGCCTTAAATACAAGAGATATCATTCCTGAATTGAGTGGTTCAAAACCATAATTATCAAAAGAAATAGGATATTCTTCTTCTAGCTTATACAAAGTATGTGTATCAATATCATTGCTTGTCCACGGGGCGTTATCAGTGAATTTCAATAAATAATTATTAAGTTGCTCGTCAATTAGCTTATTATTTAAAGCAAATGCCTGGAAAATTTTCACATATAAGATATTAATGGATGCCAATCTAGACGTTAATCTATCTATAAATGACATATAATCATTAAAAAACCAAAATAATGTGAACTCACTTAAGATTATCCACGATGCGTGAAATAAAAAAAATATGTTTTTCATTGTTTTCACAAAGCTCATTATTTTATACTTGAAATATAAAATAATGTTTATCTGGTTTTTACAAATTATTAAATTATTAAATTATTATTTTAATAATAATTCAATATCTAATAACTATTAATAAATCTTTTAACTCGTGTAAAAATTTTGTGAATCATTATTCCGATGACTTTTTCGGCAAAAGGCGGAATGTTAAGATAATCTTCGAAAACAATAGAGCAATTGAAGGCAATTTTATGTTGTGTTATAATGTCACACGTAATTACCATATACTTAATCGGCATCAATTCTGCTCCGTCTGGGATTCCATCTGGTTTAGAATCAGTATGTATTGAACACGCGTTAAATACGATTTTTTTATCAGTGTTCTCTTGTGTCATATATAAATGTGAATAGCGCTGTGGTAGCCCTAAATCTTCAAAAAAATGTTTCATTAATAAAGTTATTATTGCGGCATTTGATTCGGGTATTTTTTGTAAATTATTACTCACATAAATATCACTATTTAAATCATATATTAACTTTACTAAATCAAAATTAATTAAAGATGGTAAAGCTAATTTGCTATTTTCTACGTCAAACAATAGGTTAAATGCGTTATCTTTTAATTTTTCAAACTTGAAACCATCTTTTTCATATATTATTTTTGCCATTTACTTTAACATATAATAAATTTTTTTTAGGGTTACGTAATTTAATTATTTTTATATTTTTTATAATATAAAACGTCTAATTTACAAGAAGTCTAAGAAAAGAACATAAAGTAATAACCGTAATAAATACAATATAATTTTTGAAAAAAATGAAAACCGAAACTTTTAATTATAATAATACAACATATACTATTATAATTGGAAAAAATAAAAACGAAAACTGGTCTATTATTGATGATGCTTCTGGAACAGATTTATGGTTTCATATATCAGAAATGCCGTCTTGTCAC